GATTGTTTCTGGAGATGATGTGTTATTTTTGAGTCGTACTCCTATCAAGGTTACGAAAATCATTGCCACTTTTTTCAAATTAAATATTGAAATTGAGTTCAAACAATGCGACATTTACACACTCGAATTTTGTCAACAAGTACCATGGCCAACTGGTAACACTTATACTTTTGGCCCAAAACCTGGTAGGTTAATGTCACGCACCGGTAACGTTCAAAAAAGACATTCTGGATTCAACATTAAATTTCATATGAGATGCATATGCTTAGGAATCAGAATGAGCACCCATCATGTACCAATATTGAATGATTGGGTCGAAAGAATAATGAACATCACGTCCGGTGAGAAACATGCCCACGCAATACCTTATGACGATCCTTTTAAACTACCAATTTTACATTATGTAGAACCAGATGAAGATACACTACTATTTTTCTGCAAACGCTATTCATTGGAAATAGATGAATATGTTTCTTTACAAAAATATCTGACCAAAATGAAGATTTACGAACCTATTGATCATCCAGCGTTAACAAAAATTTTAGACGTTGACGTTCCAATCAAGACTAAACACGGAATACATCCGGAAAGTGAAAGTCTCTTAGCTAATTGGCCTAGAGGCTCGCTCTCATTATTAACCAGAATTCGACAAATGGTTTTTCATAAAACACACTATTTTAATCATAAAGGCTTTGCTAAACCACGCCTTTACTATCGAATTTTGAAGAAAACTATCAAACTACCATTCAAAATAATTAAGTTGGGTTTTTATGCTATTTTATTTGGCTACCTCAATAACGCTGTTTTAATGAACAACGAAAGCTTAGGCTTAGTTGTTTACCCTGGTGAAGCAAGAAAGAAGATGCTGTATTACCCTGCAGTGTCACTTGTCTTCCATCCCGAACATCGCTATTTTGAAGCTGGAAAAATTGGCATTTACACCACTCAACGAACCGAACATTGTTTTGAAATGTATTTTAGTGTTTATGACTTTTTTCAATCGATTCAAAACAAAACTAATCCACCCGAACCCAAATACATTTATAGAATTAAAAATCACCCTATGAGTTTGTTATCGAATTTTCCAGAAATGATTACACAACAACAAGATACCCAAAATATTTTATTATCCCTTAAAACTGCTTACAATACCACTAATGCTTTTTTATATGCTTTCTTTAATAATTTTATGCTCACCATAATAGAAAGTTCACCAAGAACCGTACCTTTTATCAACGATGTTCTCAAATATAGCATAGTGTTTTTAATTTTTTATAACAGTTTCTTCTCGATCTACTACCTCCGTCAATGGAGGTCGAACTTCAGACGAGCGTCTCCTTATCTCAAGTTCGAAATGTTGGCTAATGTTACTATCATACCAATATTAGAAGAAATGATCAAAAGATATGACCCAATTGGTTTCGTAGCTATTACGACAATCGAATTTGGAACCGCTGGCTTTACCGGTGTGCTTAAGCACCTAATAACCACGCTATTACCCCTGCCCCTTGGCATTGTTATGCATATTGCTAACAACATTATAGCTGGCTCAGAAGAAGTCAATCCAATGAGCGTAATACACCGGCCCGGCGAAAATCATATAGTCAAATCTATTAAAAAATTAAAGCCCATATTAAGCCAACAAGTTTTAGATATGGAAAATGCCCAAAACAAAAGCAACAAAGCTATCATATTGTCAAACCTTATTGACCGAGTTGTCTCCAGAAGAGTTAACGAC